TATTAGTTTTCTAAGGAGTACTAGTGAAAATCTATGTACTTTGAACTTCCAGACGAAAGTCAAAGAGAACAAGAAGCATGCAGACAGGAGCCGGGTCATTGCCAATCCCAACCATTCGACAGGCAGATATTACTTATGGGGTCGGAGATGATAGACCTGCAAGTACATTTAACCCTGAGGTCCAATACTTGGCATTTGTTGATCGATACAACCAAGTCCTCCTTATTGACAACATTAGGTCCTTCTTCCTCCATGCAAGAGACGCCAAGGGTAAGATGGCAAATATTAACAAGGACAAGATATGCCTTAATTTTGGAACACTCAAGCTGGAACTGGTTAATAATTATCGACCGGGAGTTGCGAAACGAGTGGTTGCTGACAACGAGTACACGCTTTATCGCATCTCCGGATATCTTGCTCGATTCCTTCTTGATTCATACAACGCGGATCCAGCATGGAGGGATGGCATGAAAGTGATTGTCAATCCTATTAGTGCAAAACTGGGCATAACATGGGAAGCTGGTCCTGAGGTGTACTTAGGCACATTGCCAGGTACAGAAATGTTCTTGGGCCATTTCCAATACTATCCATTGGCCTTTCTGATCTTACGCATTAAGCGTGGAGAGGTTCCGCCACAGATGGCTAGTAAAGCCCTAAGGCAGAGAGTGGATGGTAAACTATCTGCTCAATGGATGACAGAAGATGTCCAAGCTGTCAAGACTGCTGTTGCAAATGTTGAAGCTCTCAAGCCAATCTTCAGTGGCATCTCTGCAACGATGAGTAGCTTCCTCAGTCAATTCGGAATTCGCATGTAATTCCAACAGGCTGCTGAAAGCAAACTAAATTCCAATTGG